GGGCACCAGCCAGATCGGCGTACCACTGGCCCCATGTCTTGATATCGCACTCGCCATCCGTGCGTTTTTTATCCAGCCAGCCCATCAGATCGACAAACTTGTCATAGCTCCATGTCGGCGGGTTGGCCGCGTCGGCGGCGGCAAAGTCGTGTGCGTTGACATGCGTGACGCCATAGTTTTCAGTGTCGCAAGCCGTGTCAATGGCTGTCTGGGCTTGGGCAAGCGACAGGCCTGTCGTCAGAGTGCAGCAGTTGCATAGCTGATACACCCGCTTTTCGTCGCCGGTCGTCATCAGGGCGTCGTGCATGGATAGCGGTGACGTTGCACCCATACGAGCAGACAAAAAGCCCGCCGCCTTCAATTGCGATTGTGCGTCGTTGCTATAGAGGCTTTGCACCCAAGGGTGATGATTCGGCCCGTCGCCCAGAATGCCAAGACTGCGCAGGTAGTTTCTGGTGTCAACCTGCTGCTGCACATATGCCGACGCAGAACCGGCAGCGGTCAAATTGGTATTGTTAAAACCGTGCGTGACAAACTCAAACAGATTGCTGCGATCTGCGTGCAGTTCCTGAATCTGCGCTGCCGTCATGTAATTGGCGCTGCCAACATACGCCCTATCAATGCCAAAGCTAACCGGGATTTTGTAGTACCGCGCTACATCTGCGACAAAGCTGTAGCAGGATGCGTACCCATCATCTATGGACAGGATAACGGTCGATTTCTTGGGAGCGGCAATGCCTACAAATCCAATCCAAAGCTGCGTAGCTGTTGCAACACTGGTGACTGTGAAATTGATGCGCAGACGCTTTGCGCCCGTGAATGTGGGCGATCCCGTCGGCGTCGATGTAGTCCCTCGCGCAATGATCCAATCGCCCGCCACCCAATTTGCTTGCGGCACATTTGCGGCGTTTCGCTGCCCGGTGAACGAATAGTAGTTCGTGAATGTGGAGTCGCCCAAGAAAACCGATGCAACACCATCGACCGCCGTCATGTTTGACGACCGAACCGCAACCGCCAACTGCGTGCCGTCCCAGTTGTACGGAGGAATCAGCGTGGCAGTCGTGGTACCCACGCGGTACGTTCCGGACGACAAGGCGGGTATGTCAAGGCGCAATGTGGGCAGACCGTTGAATGTGACAGCGGTGTCAACCGACAAAGTAAGCCCTGAACCAGCCTGATCGTTCCAAGGCGTCTTGCTTGCGACTGAAATCAATTCGCGCCAGCGTTTGTGCTGCTGGCTCAGGGTCAGCGCCATGCCTGCACCATCCCCTGACACCAGGGATGTACCGTCTTCCGAAAGCTGCACCACCCCGCCCGTGATGTCCGGAACCTCCCACCCGTTTTCTGTCAATGTCGCGCCCGGATATGCCATGTTCGCCCCCTATGCTGCCATCAGGGCGCCCATGACGCCCGCTTGCTCTGGATTCTTCGATTGCGCCTCGACCTGCTGCTGCAGCATCTGCTGCTGCTCGGCCTTTTGCGCTGCCTCGGCCCGCGCGTCCCGGATCACCTTGATGTCATCGTCCGAGCGCATCAACTTGCCCGGCACACCCAGGTACTGCGCGCGCAGCCGATCGGCCTCCTCCCAGTCGTAGATGTCCATCAGCTCGGGCTTGGTCTGCGACTTGGTGATGATGCCGGTTTCCATGCGGTCCATGGCCACGACGTCTTCCAGCCGCTGCGCCCTAGCCAGCGGCGAGATGTAGCGCACATGGAACTGCCGGCCAGCCAGCGACTGCGGTGGCTGCCCCAGTGCGCCGGCACGCAGCGCCAAGCCGAAACAGCGCTCGACGAACGGCTGCAGGTATTCGGACTGCAGGCGCCCGTAGACCGGCCCCAGCAACTGGCGGATCAGGCCGACACGCACATGGACCTCGGTGGCCGTCATCTGCGGGCCGTCCTGCGGCTGCAGCTGGTCGGCCATCAGGGTTCGGCGGATCTGTGCCTGTAGCTGTGCCTTGATCGTGAAGGACACTTGAAAGTCCGCGCCGGACTTGAGCTCCTTCATGCTGTCCACACTGTTGGCCACGATGATCTTGCGCGGGCCGACCTTGACGGTCTTCGGGTTGAGTACACCGTCGTCCTCGGCGATCCACATCCCGGCGATCGCCAGGTCCGCGGCCGCCTTCTCCATGCGCACCAGCTCGTTCAATTCGAGCATGTCCGGCAGCGCATCGAAGGCCGGGCCCACCGCGTACACGCTGCCCGGGATCATCGTCCAGCGAGGGACGGCGCACGGGAATTCCTCGAAGCCCTGCTCCAGAATCACATGCTTGCCGTCGACCTCGATGTCGCACGACATGAATGGCATGTTCTTGGACAGCTTGGATCCCGGCACGTAGAGCTGGCGCGGCTCGACCACGCGCACAAGCTCGACGTTCTCGTATGGCTTGTCCATCGCCTTCTGGTGCAGTTTGTCCGACACCTTGCCGCCGCGCTTGGTGAAGTGCTCCACGGCCTGCTGGGCGGTCATGCAATACTTGCGGTAGATCGTGTCGGCCCGGCCATCCTGGCGCGTGGAGCTGATGAAGCACTCGGCAAGGGGCCACTGCTCGAACGCGTACCCGCCGCCAATCTCGCGGTTCAGGTCCGTGAACAACACGAACCAGCCCGCGGCCACGACATCGAGGCAGCACTCGAACCCGGCCGCATCGAAGTTCGCCGCATGGATGTTCTGCCAGATCGTGTCGGCTGCGTCGTCCAGCCATTGGCGTTCCTCGTCGGTCTCGTCGCCCACGTCCAGGCCGAACCAGCGGCTATTGGCCGGCGTGATGCCGCCCATCAGGCCCGATGCCAGCGTGCGGGCAGAGTCCGTGCCGGTCGAGTCCAGACGCGCCGCGTTCTTGCCGCGGGCCGTGTCGGTTGATGTGGCGCGCTGGAACCCGTTGCCGCGCACCGGGAATGTCATGTCGAAGCAGTCGCGCCAATCCTGCTCGTAGGGGCTGCGCTTGCCGACCAGTGCGGCCAGGCGGTCGAGGATCTTCTTGGCGTCCGCTGCCATCACTGCCCCAGCGTCGTCTTGCCGCCCAGCGTCGGAATGTTGCTCGTGGAGGTATCCACCGCCAGCAGGCTCGACGACCTGCGGGCGCGATTACGCTCGGCCAGCTTGGAATTGGTCGCCTGCGTAGCCCTGGCTTCTGCGGCTGCGCGCTCAACTGCCGGGTCGACGGTTGACACCTTCGGGGCCTTGGGGGCGAGCGCCTTGGCTGCCACCGCACCGCCTGCGGCCAGCCCAGCCATTGCGAGGGCAGAGATGCACATCAGTGGGCCTGAAATGCTGGGGAGACTTCGGGGCAGACCCAACCGTCCAGGGTCAGCACGGCGCGCTTGATCTTCGTGGGGTCCACGTCAGCAGCGCGCAGGCCGGCCTCGGGGCGGTTGCTGGTGAGCTTCTCGGACATTGCGGCGCTGTCGGATGCGGCGATAGCGGCATCGCGCTGGGCACGCTGCTGGGCTTCGGCCTTGAGCGCAGCGTTCTCGGCGCGCAGTTGCTCCAGTTCGTCGGCGCCAGCGTCGGCCTGGTCGACATTACCGCCCGGGTTTCCGTCCGGATCAAGTGCTCGGGTAACTTCGGCTGCCGGCTGCTCGCCGGGGGTGTGGACGATGCGGGCGGATTTCGACATCTGCGGGGCTCCTGGGACGTTGGAGCCCGCAGTGTCATCCTGGCCCGCGTTCGGGTTCCCGGAAATCATCGCCGGTCCACCCTGCGCTGGCGGATGCTGCCGTCAATCCTCGGCACCGGCGGGTGCATCCTGCGATGCCACGCGGCCAGCAGCCGCTCGCCGTCCGCGTGCTTGGGCTCGGCGTTGAGGTTCTTGTACCCGTTGAGCGTTGACACCGGAATGCCCGTCGCCTCGGACACCGATTGCAGCGTCATGCCGTGCATGCTCAGGTCCTGCAGGATCTGCCACCAGTCGTAGCGCTGGTCGGGCTCAAGGGTCGGGGCCAGGGTCACGCCGCGGCCCTCGCCTTCTCGAATGCCCTCTGGATGTGCATCCAATGCTGGCCGGCGGATCGGTTAGAGCGCTTGCGCGTCAT